CCCTAGTTTTATAGATACACTTCTAAACTCATCTAAACTTTTAACCTCTGCATCATGCTTTTCGGCTACTGGCACACCCCTAGTTTTATAGATACACTTCTAAACTCCTCTAAAATTTATTGATAGGCAGTATGCAGTTGTTTCTAAAACTAGGGGTGCTAGAGTAGCCGAAAAGGATACTGCATAAAACTTTAAAACTCTGCATCATGCTGTTCGGCTACTTTAACACTACGAGTTTAAAACTATATTTCTCTCTCCTCTTTAACTTTTTAACTATGAATCCAGAACTACTAAATACCATCTCTATAATAGAAGCGAAGAACGCTAAGAACTTTAATGATCCATTCTATAGCTACCTAATAGTACTTGATGAGATCTACAATGACTATCTAGCGAACTCCAGGATGTGTACTGAACAGGGATATTACTTAGAGTTCTTATTCCATCTTGAGGACCTTTTAGAAACTATGGAGAAGGTTAGATCTATATACTTAAAAAGAGTAGCGGAGTACAGAAAATGGAGAATAAAAGGATTTGAGAAATCACTGTACCTAGTTCTCTCACAAGAGGCAGATGATGCAGCGAATAACATATCAGACTGTATATGCTTAATAACAGAGGTAGAGGAGAGTTTGATGAACTATGATACCTTTTGTGAGATACAAGGGTTATTTAAGCATACAATGAGTCATGTTTCTAGAACTAGCAAAAGCATAAGCGTATACCACCTTGAAAATCTTTGGTAATAGTGATATATAATACAGATTATTAGTGTTATTGTTATATAGCTTTATTATATTTAAAGCATGAAAAAATCAGCTTCTCCTTACAACTACTTATCAATAAAAGTAGACTCATTGTTTAATGATGAGATTAAATCTTCGACTCTAGATTTAAAAATAAGAACTGATTTAAGACCTACACACCATACTAGAATATACGGTGAAGTTATAGCGTTACCCAGAAAATACAGAGATGATGTTTTACCAGATGGAGAGGTGTTATGGAGTTCAGAAGGAATTGAAAGCTTTTACTCTATAGGAGATAAGGTTTACTTCCATTATAACTGCGTTCTTGACGAGGGTAAAAAAATCAATGATAATACATTTTTAATACCAGCGAGAAGAATATTTCTAAAGGTACAATGCGACAACATTATCATGTCTCCAGGATTTAGTCTAGGTCATAAAAAGTACAATGATAACGTAGAAGAAATAGAGCTAGATGGTAAAAAAACAATGGCTGAAGTGAGTGCGGAAACAGGGATTATAATTAATATGTTTCCAAAGCCATTGCCAAGTATATTAGTAATAGACCACTCTAGTGAACACGACAAGTTAGGAGTAATGTGTCATATGCTTGATGACTCCAATATGGAGATAGAGGTAGAGGATAAGATTTATTACCTAATAGAGAATAGAGACATTATTGGAATGTATAGATAATTTAAATAAGGTTACAAGATATGATAGTTAAGGATTCAGGAAGATTAAGGATGATGGAGAAGCTCTGTAAAGATAAAGGTATCAATACAGTTTTGCTTGTGCTAGACAACGGTGAGGATGCATTCTTTTCCTCAGAGACTGCTGAGTTTACTGCAATAGAGATATTACTGTTTGAAATGGCTTGCACCAAGGAGTCATGTCAACTAGGTACTATATACGTTAATACAGCCATCAGACCACTTGATGTAATTGATTTAGAAAGATTAAAAGTCTCTAGAATATTTAGAATAATTACAAATGAGAAGTCTGGTGATGGATTACTAGAATCCGCTAAAGAGTTAGAAATGGTTGTTGAATCAGAAAAAGATGCTCAATAGAATAGTGGAGATATACCCTGATGAAGATATATTAAAAGCTGATGGCTTTGATGATGCAATTATAGGTGTAGACTATCAGCACACAGAACCTAGACTAATCTATAGCGTAACCAAGTGTTTAGAGATATTAGAGAAGGATATGGACAGTGAAGAAGCAATGGAGTACTTTGATTACAACGTAAGAGGAGCATATGTGGGAGAGAAGACTCCTATATGGTGTTGGGACTTTTTATAGTATGAAGCTACTAATTATTGGCCATGCTAGACATGGTAAAACAGAAGCAGCAAAAATCCTAAAGCGAGAACGAGGTTTTCAGTTTAAAGACTCCTCTAAGGCAGCAGCAGAGATATTCTTATATGATAAACTAAAAGATAAATATGGATACAAAGACTTTGAAGAATGCTTTAAAGACAGGATTAACCATCGTGAAGAGTGGTTTGATAATATCTGCCTATTCAATAAGGAGGACCCTGCTAGGCTGGCTAAAGAGATAATGAAGGATGCCGATATCTATTGTGGAATGAGAAGCAATAGAGAAATCCAAAAATGTATTGAAGATAAGGTATTCGATCATATAGTAGAAATATATAATCCACACCTACCAAAAGAATCACCAGAGAGTTTTGATATTGATTTCAATACCCTACCACAGCGATACACCATTTACAACGATAGTGATTTAGATACGCTTAAACGTAGATTGATGGAATTGTATATGAAACTTAATATCATAGAGTTGCAAAAAGATTTAAAAGAAAGAATTGGAGCGGATATTTAAGAAAGAGCAATTTGATGGGATGATATTAAATCCTTTTGAATTAACTGACAATGAGTTAGATCTCCAAGTTAGAAGCGGTCTACTACTAGAAGCACTTGGGCCTGAAATATGGGTCTACCCCAACAAGTACAGACCTTACCTAGTTCGCTATATTCTTTATCTATATGATAAAGGCTCCGAATTAAGAAGATACTTTCCTGATATAGCGGAGCGAAAGAAGGTTTGTGCTGAGTTGGCTGGTTTTGATTTGACTAATAAAACTCAAAAAGATAAAGCAGAAGAGTTTTACATACTATCTCATAAGTCCTCAAGACTAGCGATGATCACCTTTGTTAAATACCAAAACAACGTAATCTATGGATTGTATTGGTCTAACATAGAACACCTATGGAAACTCATTTCCGATGTATCAAAGAAATTCACAGAATTTTCAAATGATAAGGCTTATCTGGAGGGACAGAAGATTAAGAGTCAAATGCTTGAGCTTGCCGAGGAGACTTTAGGTAGAATTAAAAAACATGAACTAGAGCTGTTTCAGGGTGATGATTTAGCAAAGGAGTTGACAGCAAAAACAAGACAGGGCAGCTTCCCTGAAGATGTAGCTAAACTAGGAGATGTTTATTAAGCACGAGGAAGGAATAACAGAGCTAGTATATGAGGTAAAGGTAAACATACCACCAGTAGGTATGGTCTACGACTATGTTCAAAAGGAATGGATTAAGGTTCCAGTATTTAAAAAATCAAAGGTTAACGTAAATCAAAAGTGGTTTAGGCATATTCCAGGATTTGAATACGATGATGAGCGAGAGCGAGAAAAGGAAAAACAGAGATACGATAAGCTGTACTTTGATCCAAAGTTAGAGGGTTATAGAAACGAAGAATGGTTCAAGAGGCTTAATGGAGTTTGGTTTATGTGTAAAGGAAAGCCTACCTACATTACAGGACTCCACTATATGTATCTTAATTGGTGGAAGATTGACATAGGCTATCCAGACTATAGAGACAGCGACAGAAGAACTTGGTTGTACTGGCAGTGGTGTGTAGAGAACCCAGACTCTTATGGATTAATAGAATGTACTAGAAGACGAAGTGGCAAGACAGCTCGTGCTGCGTTAGCTGCCTTTGATCCACCAAGTAGGATGTTCAATGTACAATCTGGAATCCAATCAAAAACTAGAGATGATGCTAAGTCATTCTTTACAAAAGTTATTGGTAGTTTTAAATACTTACCTGATTTCTTCCAACCAGTATACGACTACAAGAAGATTCAATCTACTCTAGGATTTAGATTCCCAGCCAGTGCTCAAAAGCTTACTAAAGGAGCAAAAGAACTAAACTCTGATGTAACCTTCAAATCTAGCGATAACCTAGCCTATGACTCCCAAAAGCTTATTAGATACATAAGAGATGAGTTTGCAAAGATTGATGTCAAGGACCCAAAGGCAAATATTGTAGAAGGATGGAGTATTGTCAAGCCTACTATGTCTCTGGGCTCCAAGAGTATAATAGGTAAGGCATACTTCACCTCCACAGTAGAAGAGGGAGGAAGTGCCCCAGCACAAGAACTATGGATGGGTAGTGGATGGCAAGAGCGAGACAAGGGTCTCAATAGAACGAAATCTGGCTTATGTAGACTATTCACTCCAGCCTATGAAAACGATGAAGATTTCATGGATGAGTATGGTATGTGCGATAGGTTTAAAGCCAAGCCCTACCAACAGCAAATCAGAGACTCCTTAAGCGGAAACCCAAGACAACTTGCCAGTTACATAAGAAAATTTCCTTGGACCATAGAGGAGGCATTCTATCGTGATGCTGATCTCTGTCCATTTAATGTACTCAAGCTAAATGAGCAATTATCCGTGATATCATTCATGTCAGAGCCGATGTACATTCAGGGCAATTTTGTGTGGGAGGATGATGTGAAAGACACCCTAGTTAATTTTGTCGCAAGCAATAGTGGACGCTTCTTATTGCATAAAAACGTGGATTTAAGCCAAGACTGGAACCATGTTGAGGGTGATAAAAAGAAGAAGCCACTTAATAGTAACGTAGTTATTGGAGTCGATCCATTTGATCATAAAACGGTAGATATCGTAGATCAAAAAAGGATGAGTATGGGGGGCTGTTATGGCTTCCATAAGTATGATGGATTAGATAGTGATCTGAGTGAAACATTCTTATTTGAATACCTCGATAGACCTGATGATCCTGATGACTTTTATGAGGATTGCTTAATGGCAGCTTACTTTTTTGGATGTAAGGTGCTGGTAGAGAATAACAAGAGTGGGTTTTTAAACTACTTTGACAGAAGAGGATACAGTCCTTGGTTGATTAGACCAAAGGGAGGAAGAAAGACACAACGAGGTATCTCAGCAGGAGTTGCCTCAAAAGAGCAGTTGGCTAGTGCGTTTGCTAGTTACATAGAGAATAATACAGAGAAGATAATATTCCCTAGACTGCTAAACGACTTACTGGATTTTGATATCCAGAACAGTACAAAGAATGATGCTACTATGGCAGGTGGTTGGGCAATAGTGGCAGCTTATAGATTAAAGAGAACCAAAAAGATTGCAATAAATGAAGAGTCCGAAGAAAACTATAATGACTTTGATTTTAGTGACATATCAATGATATAAATATGAATCAATCGTATATTAATGACTCGCATGATGTTTCCTTTTCTGATAAGAAGAAAAAGGATTGGATAGTAGGTCAAGTAAGAAAATTCTGGGATGTATACACCAGCACATCAAAAGCATTCTATAACGATAGACATAAAGCAGTGGAGCGAACACTTCATATGCTTGGTAGGCCAGATACAAATCAATTTAAAAAGATATTAGTGCCTAAAGAACTAGCGAATGGTGATGCTAGTCAAATGCGTATAGATTGGTCACCACTACCTATTGTATCAAAGGTATTTAAGATGATCCATTCGATTGTTGAGAAAGCTGGATATGATATAGATGTACAAGCTATTGATCCTGTAGCTCAAGATGATAAGGAGATGTATTACGCTGAGTTGCAATCAAAACTCATCATGGCAGCAGAACTTGCTGAAGCTGGTATTACACCTCAAGAAGTAGGGTTATCAAAGGAAGATCCACAAACATTAGAGGAGGCAGAATTGCATATGAAGTTTGGATATAAGCATCAGGCAGCCTATGAATGTGAATCTGCTCTTAATCTAATATTAACCGACAATAAGTACGATGAGATCCGTAGCCAAGTAATTGATGATTTAATTACTCATGGTGCTGGTATTGTAATGGATGACATAGACTTTGATGGGGAGATTAAACCTAAGTATGTTCGTTATGAAGACTTCTTCTGCGATCCTACCAATGATCCCTATCATAATGATATTACAATGTGCGGACATATTGAGGAGATGTCAATTGGACAAATCAAAAACTTCTCAAGTCCTGAAGAATACGAAACTGCTGAGTTTGAGGCAATGGCCCAATCAAGTACATCTAAACAGAGATACAATCATACTAGAACGCAACGAGCTACACAGGAGAATAATATAATGAAGCACGTTGGTGTAATGCAGTTCGTTTCTCATTCTGAAATACCTTATGAGTCTATTAAGAAAGAGGATGGGAAGACTGTCTTTGGACATAAGACTAGAGGTAAAAAGAATAAGCAAATAATTAATGCTAACTACGATCTTGTTTATGAATGTAGATGGGTACTAGATACTGATTATTATTTTGGAGCCAAGCTGGTTACTAATATGAAAAGGGATGCCAATGATTTAAAGAAAGGACATCTAAATTATCATGTTGTCGCACCCAAGTTATACGAGAATAAAACATTTGCATTTGGAGACCAGGTAATGGCAATAGACAAAGCCCTTCACATCGCTTGGTTTAAACTACAAAATGTAATTGCTCGTGCAAAGCCTAAGGGTATTTTGATTGAGGCAAACAGTATGAATGATGTCACCGTTGGAGGACAGAAAATACCTTTTAAGGATAACCTAGCCATGTATGCCTTTAGTGGTAACCTAATGTATCGCAAAGTTGATGATGATGGCGAGGTCTCCGCAGATATTCCTATTCGTGAACTTGATAATGGTATCAAAGATGAAGCTGATAGATACTTCGGTATAATCCAACAAGAGATGCAATTATTAAGAGACATCACTGGATTTAACGAGATCACTGATGGCTCGACACCAAACGCTAGAATGTTAAAATCCGTTGGACAAATGGCTCAACAAAGCACCAACAATGCGATTAACTATTTAATGACTGCCGAACAAAAAGTAACAGAAAAGCTATGTAGATCATTAATGATGAGAATCCAAGATGCAGCCGAGGATGGTACAATCATGGGCTATCAAAAAGCTTTAGGAAGTAACTCAATGGAGTTCTTTAAGTTATCCAAAGATGTAAGCTTTAGGAATCTGGGAATATACTTCAACAATCATCCCGATATGTATGAAAAAGAGTTAATGGTTCAACGACTTGAAACAGCATTACAAAGTGGTCAAATAACACTTAGCGATGTCATATGGATTGAGGGTATGACTAATCTCTACCAGCAAAAACTATATCTCGATTCAAGGATCAAAAAGAACGAGGAACGAAAGGCAATGCTTGAAAGGCAGAACATGGAGGTTAATGCACAATCACAACAGCAGTCTCTACAAATGAATCAGCAGGCCGAGCAGCAAAAAATACAAATGGAGCATCAATCTAAGATGGAGCAAATCAACGCACAGGGGCAGTGGAAAATGCAAATTGAGCAATTGAAAATGCAAGGATTGAATATCCAAGAACAAGAAAAATCTAGGGCAAGAGCGTATCAGACAGATAAAAATGCGGATGCAAAAATTGTATCTACTGAAATAAGTGCGAAGGGTAAAGTAACTGCCGTTGAGGAGGAGTAGAAAAGTAGATTTTAAAAAAGGGATTAGCATATCCTGGTTTAACAAGTTCGATAAGAACGCAAAGAAAAGGAAGATTGAATTTGATATTTCAATTGAGGATGTCCTGAAGGTTTACTTAGATCAAGGTAAAGTTTGTAGCCTCTCAGGGATTCCAATTGGTTGGACAATGATGGGAAAATCACACAACATATCCATAGATAGAATAGATAGTAATAAGGGCTATTACATCGACAATATTCAATTGGTATATCCAAAAATCAATATGATGAAATTCACCTATTCTCAAGATGAATTCATTGATATGTGTAAGCTAGTATCAAATCACACGATGTCAATGGAGGATGAAGAGATGGGTTCGGATGTTTTAAGTTCAACTATTAACCAATCATAAATATGAAAGCCAAAAAGAAGAAAAAAGCATACTCGTCAAAAAAGAAAATGGGTAAGTACTAATGGCAAAGTTTACGCCACATATAATGTATAGCAAGTCTGGTAAGCCTGTAAAGGCTGCCACTTACGCTAAACATCTAGAACTAAAGAAAAAAGGATATGGACACTCAAAACCCAAAAAGAAATAATGAGAAATAAAAGATGTACGAGATGTGGTCGTAAGAAATCAGCCTGTGGCTGTATGTACTAATGAATTTTTGGGATCCACTAGATAACGCACCAATCTCAAGTGAGAATAGTGTGTATTGGGTAGTCGGATTGATAACTCTTCTGTATGTAATCGTATTGAATTGGTGAGAGAACAAAGGTTTCATAAACCCCTCAATAATTTTGTGAAACGATGGCAGTAAGGCAAAAGAAAGATCCATGTTGGAGTACACACAAAATGGTGGGTATGAAAAAGAAAGGTGGTAAAAAAGTACCCAACTGCGTACCTAAGAACAAAAAAACAAAAAGGAGTTACAGAAAGTAATTCCAATAAACAACCAATTAGAATAATATGATAGATGAAATACAAGAGGGAGTCGGTTCTCAAACTATTGATTACGATAATCTTACTTTACCTGATCCAGATGCTAAACAAGAAGAGTCAACGGATACGGAAGAAAACAATGAAGAGGTTACTAATGAGGCTGAAGAGGAGGTTACTGAAGATACTACTGATAGTGATCAAACCGAGGACGAAGCAACAGAGGATACAAGCGAGGAAGTTGAGGAAGTTCAGAGTGAAACTGTTCAGGCAGATGAACCAACAGAAGAAGTTAAGGAATCCACCCCAATATTCGATGTCGGTGCGGAAACCAACGGAGTAATACAAGATATAGACCAACTAAAAGAAGTTAGTAAAGTACTAAGTGATCCATTCTTTAAAAAGATGTACGATTACTACAAGCAAACTGGAGACATAAAACCCTTCCTACAAGCAAACAGTACTGACTATTCAAAGATGAGTGATATCGACATACTGAGAATCAAACATCAAGAAGACTATAAAGATCTTGATTTAAGTCAAGATGTAATGGATCACCTCTTTCAAGAGGAGGTTTTAGAAAAATTTAATGCTAGAGACGATGATGGTCTTGAAGGCAAAGTTGCTCTAGCAAAATTGAAGAAGGAAGCAAATCAAGCACGATCAGCTTTCGTCAATACTCAGAATGAGTTCATGGCTCCAACCCTTGAAGGGCAGCCTAAAGTAGACGAAGCAGAAATGGTCAAGCAAAGAAATGAGCAGCGAAGATTTGCAGCCGATCAACTAAAGAGTGTCGTCAAAGACAATAAGCTCTCGGTTGAAATTGCTGAAGGTGTCGATGCCTTAAAACTAGATATCGATCCAAGCAAAATAATTGATGCTGCTTTGAGTCCAGTAGAATGGCTTCAAAAAACAGTTGTCAAAGATGGACAAACTGATTGGAATAAATTATCTCAGCTAGTTGCATTCTCAAACAATCCTCAAGGGTTTAAGGAGAATTTATACAAGCACGGAAATAATTTAGGTCAAAAAAAGTTTGTCGAAAAGAATTTAAAGAATAAGCCTAAAGCTACAGGAAGAAAGCCTACAAATGGTACGGCTGGATTAGATCCTTACTCTTTAGAAGCATTTAAGAATTCGGTAAAAATCAAATAAAAACATTTAAAAACATTTAATAAAATGGCAAATTTAAGATTAAGTACAATTCCGTTTTACACGGACATACAAAAGCGAGAGATTCTCTCTAAGTATATTGACGTTCACGATGAATTCACAGGTATTGTGGACTTGTTAGAAATGATGGGTCAGTACACTGCAACAGACAATAAGGAGTTTTTCAACTACACTCAAGATAAGGTGTTTCAATCAGCTAACGTAGGAGGTTCTTCAGGTAATGGACTTGCAGCCATACCTGGTGCTGGTACTGGTACACTAACTCTTCAAACTGGACATGGTGTTAGAGCACAAGTTGGAGATTTCGTTGTCGGACCTGATGGGAGCGTTGGATTTGTTCAGGCGATTAGTGGTGATGCGTTGACTGTTCAAAACCCAAACGCTGGATTACTAACAATAGCTGACAATGCTGTTGTAACATTCCCTACAAGTGGTGTTGCTGAAGGAAGCGTTGCAACTGAAATGGCTATTACTGGAACCACAAAAAGGTCAAATCAACTACAATACTTTGATACATATACTGAGGCAACAGACATCTCATTAGGATCAAAAGTTGAATTAGACTTCAATGGTGCCTCACATTATTTCCAATTGCAATCGCACCTTGCCTTCATGAAGCACCGTGCAAAAATAGGTAACGCTTTCCTTATGGGTAAGAAGGTTATCGCAGCAGATGCTGCTGGTGGTGCAGTTCCAATGACTAAGGGATTGAACAGCTATATATTAGAAGCTGGATCAATTCATGATGCATCAAACAACACTGGACCTGCATACTTGGATAAGGCTGATTGGAGAGCTTTTTCTAGAAAACTAGATGCTAAAAAATCACCTGACGAAGGACACCTTTGGGTAGGTGGGGATATGAGCGCATCTATCGATGACGTTTTTGATGGATTACTTGCCTCTGGTGGAGTTAAGTATGATGCATTCGGAAAAGGGTCTTCTAAAGCTAAAGCTGTAGATATGGGCATACAATCCTTCACTATTTATGATAGGACTTATCATAAGAAGAAGTTAGCTGCTTTTGAAAACTCAGGAACAACTTCTGCTGCTGGTAGTATATACCCAGATGTAGCATACTTTGTACCTAGTGGTCAAGTGGGAACTATGGATGGATCAAGCGTTCCTCGTATTCAAGGTAGATACTTAAATCTTCCTAATGGATTATCGGGAAGATACCACGAAATCGAAACTGGAGGCTTGGCAGAAACACCAACCGACAGAACTTCTGTTCTTGGATATTCCCATAAAAGTTGGGAAGGACTAGAAATAACTGGAGCCGAAAATTTCGGTAGACTCAAGTTATCTGCATAATAATTAATAATTAGGGAAGTCCTCATAGGGGGGCTCCCTTCTTTTTTTAAACAACAAGCAACTAATAATATGAAAAATTCAGATTACAATAATTACCCAGAGTGGATGAAGAAACCGTTTACTAAAACGGTAATATATACATATCACGATATAATAAAAGATCCAGACAATCCTGGTAGATATATAATACCAGCTTCTTATCAATTCAAACTTAGAGATCAAATAGTAGTTACCGATGAAGATGGAACTAATCCAAGACCAATTCATATAGCTTATTCAAAAGGAGCAAATGCAGATGGTTCAATAATTCTTGGTCAAGACTTGTTTTTTTCAAGTGATAATTTTGGTAGGATAGTTTTAGATCCAAAGAGAGCCTCAGACCATAACAAGTATATGTTTATGGAGTATTCAAATATGAATGCAAGTAATCCTAATAGAGACCAGAGTATTCCAGCAATATGGAAAAAAGAAGATCTAGAAGTAAAGGCAAAGGTATCTAGAGTTGACCGTAAGGCAAGGAAAGAAGCAATGTTAGAAGCTTTGCAATTATCTCCACACATGATAGATGTATTAGTCTCAGTACTTGGCAGTAGGTCTGATAAAGACAAGAGCGAAGAAGAGAAAAGAGACATGATTGAGGATATAGCGGAAAAAAACCCAGCAAAGTTCTTAGCTGCTGTAAAGTCAAACTTGTCAAAAATAATCCAAACCATTAAGGAAGCTAAAGAAATTGGCATCATTAGGAATGACATTAAAAAGCAACAATTTGTTTTTATGCCAGAGGAGGATTTGATACTCAGTACTAAGGGTTTTGATAAGAAGAAGATTTACGAATTGTTCGCAAAGTTTCTCCTTGAGAATCCGAAGATGCTAAAAACAATTGAGTCTAAAGTTCTAATGGAGAAAGATTTAGTCTAAAGATTCCTTATTTGGTTGTTTGGAAGTTTGGGTAGGGGCAGCGATTTAGTTGTCCTTACTTTTTTGAAAATAAAGAATTAGATGAGTGGTAACGTAGCATTAGTAACAAACAAGGGAAGTTGGAATGCATTATTAAATGCACCAGCGATTAGTAATTCAACTAGGAACAATAGCCCTGGGGATTACTATACGACTTCTGTTGCTGGGACAAGCTCGTTTACTTCTAGAGGCAAGGGACAATACTTTGCTATTGGAGACATCATAGTCTACAATGGTGCGGTATGGACTAAGAATGATCAATTCTCCGTAGAGTCTGGTTTTGGTACTCCAGCTAATTGGAAGGCTGCATATGACGATCATATCATTAGCGGATCATTTGCTAATAACACAATCACGCTTAACCAAAAAGATGGAGGATCATTTACTATTGATCTCACAGGAGTTGGTGGTAGCAGTGTTCTGTATAGGAATACATTTGAAGTAACTAATGGTTCAGGACAAAACTCATTTACACTAAGTACTGCAATAGATCATGAGGATAAAACTCAAGTATTCATCGATGGAGTATACCAACAAAAAACAGGCTACAGTGTTAGCGGAACGACATTAACCTTTGATAATAGTGTTGTCGTACCACAAGGATCAACCGTTGAAATCATATCATTTAGTTCGGTAGCCTTAACGGAATCACTAGCCAATGCTAAGATATTTGTAGGAGATTCGAATGCTAACGCAATAGCTAGAACGGTAAGCGGAGATGCTACCCTAGCGAACACTGGTGCGTTAACATTAAACACAGTACCAATAGCAAAAGGTGGTACAGGAGCAACATCAGCTTCGGCTGCAAGAACATCTTTAGGTTTAGGTTCTGTAGCTACTACAGCATCTACCGATTATGCTACAGCAGCACAAGGAACTAAAGCAGATACCGCTCACGGTTGGGGAGATCATGGTAGTGGTGGATACATTACAGGAATAACTTTCGCTAATGTATCTAGTAAACCAACTACATTAAGCGGATACGGCATAACTGATGCTGCTCCTATTGCTAGTCCAACATTTAGTGGTAGTGTAACGGCTGGTGGTGCAGTAAGAATAAATGCCACAACTACAAGTGGTTTAGTAATTGCTTCTTCATCAGGAGCTTCAAATGGTTTAAAATTATATAATAATTCTAGTACTGATAATGCTTATATATATAACCATTATAATGGAAATTTAGAAATAGGAACTAATAATGCTACTGTTCTTACAATGAATGGTACAAGTTCAACTTTTAGTGGAAATGTAAATGTAGGTTCTACTATATCGGTTCAAGCTAATTCTAGCATAGCTACGCTAGAATTAATTGGAAGAACAGGTAGTGGTTTTGGTGGAGGTCTTTTAGCTAAGTCAAGTATATATTCTGAGACATCTGGGTCTCAATATTCTGCTAATTTAGTTTTTAAAACCAATAATGGGAGTAATTCTTTAACCGAGCGATTAAGGTTAAATTATAATGGAGATGCTATTTTTAGTGGGGAGATAGAGGCAAATGAAATGCTTAAAATCACTCAATCTAGTGCTGGGTCAGAAGCTAGAGGATTAAAGTTAGTAAACACCACAGGGTCTAGAAATTGGAATGTAACCGCTGGTAGATACAATCAAAACAATGATGATTTCACAATAAGATGTGCTGACACTAATGTTGATGCATTATACCTATCTCCAACAGGTTTAGCTACTTTTAAATCAAGCTATATTGCTGCTAATCAGTATGGAGGAGAATTAACAGTTGGTGGAAGTTCTACTGCTTTTGGTATTGCAATGAAATATAATCAAGGTGGTGCAACTAGTGGAACAATTTACTGCTCACCTGCCTATACTAACGCAGCTACAACTTTAATGTTAGGTACTGGAAGTAATACAAATCAATTAGTTCTAAAAGGTGATGGCAACGTGGGTATTGGAACTACTTCGCCAGTTGGTCTGGGTGGTAGTGCTAAAGCATTGGTTGTATCAGCCACATCAAACTATCCTGAAGTAATTGTTGAAAGATTAAGCACAGGTGCTGGAAAATGGGGTATGTTGATAGGCAATGATGGTACACTTCTTTTTAGAAATTATGTATCAGGTGGAAATGTGTTAAATATAAGCAACAGCGACAACGTGGGTATTGGAACTTCTTCGCCTTCATCAAAATTGCATATTAGAACAAGTACTAATTTTAACTACGAATTTGAAGAAGTCTCTAGTAAATTAAGATTATCTGCTTTAAATGATGCGAGAGATGCCAATGTACCGCTTCAATTTGCGGCATCAGAGTTTAATTTTATTACGGGTGCTGCTACTTTTAGTGGTAGAGTAATTGCATCTAACAACGCAGCGGGTATTCCAACTATAAGTGCGCTTAATTCAAATACTGCTGATGATGCGGGTGTATCAAATCTTGTTTTTTCGGGTAATGCATTGAGGTTAGGAGTTTCTCCTAATAATAGTAGTTATGGATGTATTGCATCAAGTGGTGCAAATTCGGGTTTAACTTTTGTAACGCACGACGGATTATGGACAGAACGTATGCGCATCTCATCGACTGGAGAAGTTTCGATGCCTTTTCAGCCTAGTGCTAGGGCACATAAAAATGGCACTCTTAATGAAGGCTATGGAAACAACTTTGTCACTGGTTGGTCTTTACAACATAATATAGGTGGTGACTTAGCAACCACAGGTTCATTTACCTGTTCTAAGGCTGGTAGATATCTGTGTACCTTCTCACCAATGTCTGGTCAAACCTCTGGTGATGTGCAGTTTAGGATTTATAAAAATTCCACAATGATGATGAATTCAAATTCTATGGCTCAAGGTGGTGGTCCTTGGAGACAAACAACCGTAACAGGAGTAATAGACTGTGCAGTAGGAGATGTATTGAAGCCAGCTGCATATTCTTCTGCTTCTTCTTCTACACCTCAAGTATACAGTGGGAACTATTCACAACTCAGCTTTCACTTTTTAGGATAACAATTAATATAAAATACAAATGGCAGATTATACAATAACACTAAATGAAACACAATTAAAAGCACTGGACTTTGTAGGCATCGATGACGCTGAATCTCATGCTCAGAATTTTATGAGTAATAGAGCAAGGAAAGCAATTGACGAAATAGTATTAATATATACTACAGCGGCACTTGATGCTAATCATGCAATTCCTAGTACTAGAGAAGAGATAGTAACTGATGCTTTTGTTAAAGGATATGTTAAAACAGTTGCAGAACAAAATGCAGAAATGACTTCGGGAAGAGAATAGCTCTTACGCAGATAAAAAAAATTAAAAAACATGGCATTAACTAAAGTAACATCGCATTTCATTACAGGAACGATTACCAACGACACGAGTGGGAACGCTGCTACTGTTACTAATGGCATATACACGAATGAATCTCACAGTAATCCTAGTTGGATAACAGGCTTGGATTGGAGTAAGATAAGTAGTCCTCCAACCACATTAAGCGGATATGGTATTACCGATGCTGCTCCCATAGCTAGTCCAAGTTTTACTGGTGGGGTGACAGTAGGTGGAACGGTTGTTATAGATAGTTCTGGTGCTTGGGTAGGATCAAATAGTGGTCTTGTGGGTGCTACTGGACCCCAAGGTCCCCAAGGTGCGCAAGGTATTCAGGGATTAACAGGTTTAACTGGACCTACAGGTGCTGCTGGTGCTCAAGGTATTCAAGGATTAACAGGTTCGACTGGACCTCAAGGTATACAAGGAGCAACAGGTGCAGCAGGTCCTACTGGCTCAACTGGTCCTACTGGTGCCACTGGTCCAGCTGGTTCGACATCCTACAATGCTGGTACACTAGATGGTGTTGATGGAACTAATTACTTCCGCTGTGATGGTTCTTACCCAAATACCAATATGAACACTATTTCTCAGGGGTATTGGCACGTTGCTAGTAATGCGTCTAATCTTCCAATTGGCTATTACGGTCACCGTTGGGATTTCGACCATGTCAAGAATGGTCAATGGGCATTCCAAATGTACTCTCCCACTAGCGGTACCGATGACTTATGGATTAGACAAACAAGAAATTATGTAGCTCAAACTTGGAAAAAAGTATTAGATAGTGCCAACTACAGCTCTTACGCTCTACCACTCTCTGGTGGAACAATGACAGGAGCATTAAGTATTGTTCAAGGAGATTCTTCTTATACTTTTTACGGCCCAAATGCAACTTGGGGTGGTAAACTATATGTTGGTGCAAGTACAAATAAATCAACAACAGTCACAGCTTCTATAATGTCAACAAATGGTAATCTACACCTAGACCCAGGGACTAATTGTACCACTTACCTAAATTATTATTCAAATGGTATTATATACCTAAATGGAACTACGTATTATATCAGTTCTAATGGAGCAAATTATAATGGTACGGCTGCTAATGCTAATACAATAGGTGGCTATTATCCATCTCAGTTTCTTAGAAGTGATGCTGATGATACCTCGACAGGTTCAATCACGACAACACACCAAAATGGTTTTAGAATAGACAGCGGTAGTGCTGCATACCTAACATTGGACTCAGGTAATTCTTGGTCATATATTCAATATCTATACAACGGAGCTAATAAGTGGGATGTAGGAAGTTATCAAGGAGGTGGATATGAGATTAGACCTTACGGTGGTAGTGCAAATAGATTTATGTATTTTCATGACGGTCATGTGCGATTGGAATCTTCTGCTGCTTACATAATGGGAGGTACAATAACCAGTAGACAAGGTGCAAGATTTATAGATGTAGGATATAGTGGTTCATGTTATATAGAAGCGAATAGAACTGACAGCGCATCATCTACTATATTGTTCGGAGCCGCATATAATGCTACAGGAATATGGTCAAGAGTAGGTACAACTAATGGTGGAGCAACTCATAGTAGTAGCCCAAGACAGTTTACAATTACGATGGGGACCTCAGTGGCAGTTACTGTTGCTACTAATAGATACGTTACTCTTCATGGAGGAGGTAATACCTCTGATATAATCCTAAAGAAAAATATAGAAGATCATGGTTACGGACTGGATGCTGTAAATAATTTAAAACCAAGAAAATTCAATTGGAGAGAACATACTTTACCCCAAGAAAAGCAAGTAGGTTTCATAGCTCAAGAATTACAAGAAGTTATACCTGAAGCAGTATATGGCTACGATGGTGCTAAAGCAATAATGCCATCAGCTATGATTTCAGTTCTCACAAAGGCAATACAAGAATTATCACAACAAGTTACCGATCTCAAAGCGGAGGTAGAATTATTAAAACAATAAAACAATGGCAATAACGTACGAACTATCAATTAAGAACATGGATGCAGCACCCA